TGGAATCGCACCGAAGTTCGTCTCGCCTGGTTTTGCAGGAATGCCGGACCGCCTCATCTTGCTGCCTGACGGGGCTATGGCGTTTGCGGAGCTGAAGACACCCGGGCAAAGGCCGAGACCGCTGCAACTGTCACGTCACCAGCTCCTTCGGAAGTTGGGATACAAGGTCTATGTAATCGACGACGTAATCGAGATTGGAGGGATGCTGTATGAACTTCAAACCCTATGATTACCAGAAATACGCCATTGACTACATCAAAACGCATCCGGTCGCTGCAGTCCTTTTGGACATGGGTCTTGGCAAGACGGTGATCAGCCTGACGGCAATTTTCGATCTTCTGTTTGACAGCTTTCAGGTCCACCGCGTTCTGGTAATCGCGCCACTACGCGTGGCAAGGGACACCTGGCCTTCTGAGATCAGGAAGTGGGATCACCTGTCCGGCCTCACCTACGCCGTCGCAGTCGGGACTGCCAGAGAACGAAAGGCCGCTCTGATGCAGAGCGCGGATGTCACGATCATCAACCGCGAAAATCTCGTATGGCTGATCGAGAAATCTGGCATCCCATTCAAATACGACATGGTGGTCGTCGACGAGCTTTCATCCTTCAAGAACCACCGGTCAAAACGCTTCAAGGCACTCATGAAGGTTCGCCCATCCGTAAAAAGAATCGTCGGCCTCACCGGAACCCCTTCCTCCAATGGACTCATGGATCTGTGGGCGGAGTTCAAGCTTCTCGATCAGGGAAAACGGCTCGGGCGATTCATCGGTCAGTACCGGCTGAATTATTTCGTGCCAGACAAAAGGAACGGCGAGATGATCTACTCTTACAAACCGCTGCCAGGAGCCGAAGACGCTATCTATAGGCAGATCTCTGATATCACGATCTCAATGAAGTCAACCGACCATCTGAAGATGCCGGAGCTGATTTCCACGAAATACGAGGTGCAGCTTTCCGAAGAGGAACGCAATCGATATGATGCACTGAGAAACGACCTTGTGCTTCAGCTTCATGGTGATGAAATCACAGCCGCAAACGCCGCAGCTCTCACCGGCAAGCTCGCGCAGCTTTCCAATGGCGCAATCTATTCGGACGACGGAAAGATCATTGCATTTCACGATCGAAAGCTCGATGCCCTGGAGGACATCATCGAAGCAGCAAACGGCAAGCCTGTACTCGTCGCCTACTGGTTCCGGCACGATCTTGAAAGGATCCGAAAACGGTTTGACATAAGGGAACTCAAATCATCCAAGGACATTGCAGACTGGAATACGGGTCAGATTCCGATCGGGTTGATCCACCCCGCCTCCGCAGGCCACGGCCTGAACCTTCAGGACGGCGGCAGCACGCTTGTCTGGTTTGGATTGACATGGAGTCTTGAGCTCTACCAGCAGACGAACGCAAGACTCTGGAGGCAAGGTCAGAAAAGTCGAACCGTGGTCATTCAGCACATCATTACATCAGGCACCATCGATGGTCGGATCCTGAATGCGCTGCAGCGCAAGGACAAGACACAGTCTGCCCTAATCAATGCAGTGAAGGCGGTGCTGCGATGATTGACCCATACGAGAACCTCGCGAACGCCATCGTGCTGCAGGCCGTCAAGGATTACCGAAAAGCATTAAAGACGCTGCAGATGAATCCGATGAGCAGATCAGCAAATGCGGACAAGAACACGCTGGAACGTTTCTTTCTCTCCGAATGGTACAGATTTCTCACCCGTGTCGATGGAGAGATGCTGATAGAAAAAATACAAAAGGAAGTGAAAGGATGACACCAAAACAGTATTTGAACCAGGCGAAGCACCTGGATGCAATGATCAACTGCCGCTTACGGGAGATCGATTACTGGAAGGATCTCTCCGTATCCATCACCTCGGGAAGGTATGACGGTATGCCCCACAGTTCCAACAGACCTGCTGATGCAGCCTTCGTCCGTTGCATCGAACAAATCGATGAAGCACAGAAAGATGTGGCTGAGAAGGTCGCAAGGTTGATCACCCTGCGTGAAGAGATCAGCAGCCGGATCAGCATGCTTCCAAATCACGACGAACAGCTGGTGCTGCGCTTCCGTTACATCGATGGATGCACCTGGGAAGATATCGCAGACATCTTGAACGTCTCGATTCGTACCGTCCATCGCATACACGGATCGGCGCTGCAGAATTTTTCCGTGCCGGAATGAAAGTTGGCACACTTTGTCACAGTTTGTCATACCCGACCTGTGCTATAGTTATAATGACGAAAGAGAATAAAGATACATGCCTCGAAAGGTTAATCCCTTCCGGGGCTTTTGTTATGCAAGGGAGTGAAAGTCATGCCAAGGAAACCTAAGCGTCCCTGCCGCTACCCAGGCTGCAGCAACCTCGCTGAAGATGGTGAGCAGTACTGCCCTGCTCATAAGAAACAGATGCAGCAGCACTACGACCACTTCACCCGCGGCTACAACGGACATAAGCGTTACGGGAGTCAGTGGAGAAAGATAAGGACCCGCTACGTAAAAAAGCACCCTCTCTGCGAGGAGTGCCTAAAGCAAGGGCGCTACGTTCCAGTTGAGGAGGTCCACCATATCATTCCGATCTCCGAAGGTGGAACGAACGACGAAAGTAACCTCGAAAGTTTATGCCGGAGCTGTCACGAGAAGATCCACGGGAAACGCGGTGACAGATAAAAAGACCGCCCCATTGCAGGCGGTCTTTGTTACATGTTAAAGAGATCCGCATGGCTTCCAGTGTCTACCAATGTCAGTGTGAGGATGTCGTTCTCTATCAGATAGACGAGAAGCCAGTCCGGCTGAATATGACATTCACGGAAGCCTTTGAGTTTTCCCTTCAGTTCGTGGTCATGGTACTTCTCCTCCAGTGCTTTACCCTGACGTAAAGTGTTGATGACGTCATCAAGAAGAGAAAGGTCCAGCCCACGCTTCTTCATCAGCTTATAGCTTTTCTTATAAGCCGAAGTAAATTTGACGTTTAAGTTCATTCAGGCTTCAAGAGCTTTCTTAAGATCTTCCATGCTGGTGTATCCCGGCACGTCAGGGTCACGGGAAATGCGCTTTGCCTCATCGGCAGCGCTGAGCAATTCTTTAGAGTACTGTGGAACCTCAACCTTGAAAGGAAGTCCGCCTCTCATAATGCACTGTCTTAAGAAAATATTGACAGCGCCGGACATGTCCAGGCCGAGTTCATTAAAGAGTTCGTTCGCCTGCTTTTTGACACCGGAATCAATACGGATCTGAGTTGGAACTGTAGACATATAAATCATCTCCTTTCAGCTCAGATTATAGCCCGTTTGGTTTACGTTGTCAATCAAAATGATAATATTCTGTCGGTAGGGGCGGTCTGAATCTCTAAAGGCAATCAGCCAAAAGACCGGCGCCCCCTATCGCGTGAATTTTTTCCGGTTCAAACGGGTGATTAAACCCTGCCAACTTCAGAAAGGAGATGAAAAGCGTGGCAAGAGATGGAACCTACCGCGGCGGCAGACGAATACGTGCCGGTGACAAACCGGCATCTGCCGCTGAGAAAATAGCAAAAGGACAGAGACCTCTGATCATGAGAAATGACATTCCGGATCTCGAACCAGAAGAACTGGATGCCGTGGATCTTCCGGAAGGCGCTGTGCTTCAAGGAGCCGACATGCCGAAGCCTGATGAGTATCTGTCCGCAAAGCAGAAAAATGGCAAGCCGCTCGGCGCGGACGCCATCTACAAAGAAACCTGGCTCTGGCTCAAGAAACGTCACTGCGAGAATCTCGTGAACAAGCGTCTCATCGAGTCCTATGCACAGAACTTCGCCAGATACATTCAGTGCGAAGATGCGATATCGACCTACGGACTCCTCGGCAAGCACCCGACGACTGGCGGCGTAATCTCCTCCCCCTTCGTTCAGATGGCTTCTCAGTTTCAGAAATCCGCCAACCTGATCTGGATGGAGATTTATGACATCGTAAAGCAGAACTGCACCGAGGAGTTTACGGATAATCCGAATGACACGATGGAGCAGCTCCTCCGCTCACGGAAAGGACGATAAATGGACACAGTAAAATTCGAACAGGTACCGATCGACAAGCTGGTACCGTATGCAAGAAATGCAAGAACCCACTCCAAGGAGCAGATCGCTCAGCTGCGAGCAAGCCTCCGGGAATTCGGATTTGTCTCCCCTGCTGTGATCGACAGCAAGTACAACATCCTCGTCGGTCACGGACGCGTGCAGGCAGCACGGGAAGAAGGATATAAAACCGTCCCTTGCGTCTTTGCCGAGAACCTGACAGACGCCCAGAAGCGTGCCTATATCTTAGCGGACAATCAGCTGGCATTAAATGCCGGATGGGACGAGGACATGCTCTCTGTAGAACTATCTGATCTTCAGGCTGACGACTATGATCTGTCGCTTCTCGGATTCGATGAAAAGGATCTGGAAAAACTGATGATGAATCCCGATGATACAGGTGCAAAGGACGATGATTTCGATCTGACTGCTGCTCTTGAGAAAGCCTCCTTCGTAGAAAAAGGTGATCTCTGGACAGTCGGAAAGCACCGGCTGCTCTGCGGAGACGCTACTTTCTCTGAAGATGTAGATACACTTATGGGTGATAAGACCGCAAACCTTATCGTAACGGATCCGCCGTATGGAGTCTCGTTCAAGGCGTCCGACGGACTTACGATTGAAAACGATAGCTTAAAAGGCGATGAATTTTATCAGTTCCTGCTTGCTGCATTTACCAACATGGCGGATCACTTAGAGAAAGGTGGTGCTGCGTATGTGTTTCATGCAGATACGGAAGGGCTCAACTTCCGGAAGGCCTTCATCGATGCAGGATTTCACTTAGCCGGTGTGTGTATTTGGGTAAAGAACTCACTGGTACTTGGAAGGTCGGATTATCAGTGGCAGCATGAGCCGATCCTTTACGGATTCTTACAGAATGGCAGACATCCGTGGTACTCTGACCGGAAACAGACGACGATCTGGAACTTCGACAAACCGAAACGTAACAAGGACCATCCGACATCTAAACCGCTTGATCTTCTCTCCTACCCGATCAAAAATTCCAGTCAGGAAAACGCGATCGTGCTCGACACCTTCGGTGGCTCGGGCTCCACGATGATGGCCTGCGAGCAGATGAACCGGACCTGCATGACAATGGAACTCGACCCGAAATACGCATCGGTCATCCTCCGTCGATACGTGGAAGATACCGGTGATTCCGAGCACGTGTTTGTCGAACGTGGCGGGAAGAAAATCCCATATTCTGACCTGGTCAAAGAAGTCGAAACCGCCTGAAGAATTCTCACATAAAGCTTGATATTTAAGGCTTTTAGAGCGATATATGTACGTACCAAAAGAACACATCACAAGGAGGTACGCAACATGAAATTAAGCTATAACGCAACAGGAGAAGAACGGAAATCCCTGGTTACAGAGATCTGCCGGATCACCGGAGATGTATCCGAGTACCAGTACATGCCGACCTGCGCCTACAAGATCGGTGATGTCACGGTGGATAAAACCGGAACCGTATTCTGCGAAGATGAAGAAAAGCTCCGTCACATCGAAGAAGAACTGAAGAAAGTCGCCTTTGTACCATCAGACAATGTTGAGGACGAAAAGGTCGAGGAAGAAAAATGCGGACTTACCATCGAGGTTCCGCTCGATAAAGTAAGCGTCGGCAACCTTTCCAACATCCTTCAGGCAAAAGGAACGCTGATCCGTCATGCCCTTGGGATCAGTGACCTTGGGTTTGAGATTAAGGAAGACCGGATTGCATTCCCATGGTTTTCTGAAATGCCGGAGGCAGAGGAAGCGAAAGCCTATACGGATTTCATTTCCAAGCTCTGTAAACTCACTAAGGAACTTAAGCGGGCAAGCAGCAGAGAGATGCCGGTAACCAATGAGAAGTACACGTTCCGCTGCTTCCTTCTTCGGCTTGGGTTCATCGGAGCTGACTACAAGAAAGAACGTAAAATCCTGCTTAGGAACCTCTCCGGAAACTCCAGCTGGAAAAACGGCGCTCCGGAAACGGAGGTGCAGGCATGAGAACGATCAGTGCAGAGCAGCTTGAAGACTTAAGAAAACAGTACCCTGACGGAACCCGCGTGGAGCTTCTTCAGATGGACGA